TCCGCCGCCGAGTCAGCCAACAAATTTACGCAATCGGTCGACAAACAAGCTGGCCACCCGTACGCGTCCGCGCCTTATAGCATGGCACACGAGAAGCGCGTCAAGTCAGGCGCCGCTCCCGCACAGGTAGCCGCCGGTCTCGGTAAAGAAGTTTCAGATATCGCAGGCGGAATTAAATATCGAGCGGAACAAGCTAAAGCACTAGATCAATAGGAGTACCAATGCCATTAACTGGCGAAGCAAAGCGAGCGTATAACCAACAATATCAACAGAAGAAACAACTCGAGAAAAAGACGTTCGGTGTAGGTGGCGAACAGACATTACAAGATTTTGAAAAATGTCGAGTACTAGATGAAGAAGGCGATAAGATCCCCGGTGAGTTCCACACATGGGTTGATCTTTGTAAAGTGTTTTACGGCGTTCCCAAGGAATTGGAAGACGAAGATTTAACGCCCAAGAAGAAAAAAGAAGCCGAGAAAGTTATTAATCCTTCAACGCATTTGTTTAAGGGCAAGCGATTGTCTTTCGATGAATGGCAAGAAGGCCGCAAGATGCACCGTGGCGATATGTGGACGATGATGCAGCAGCGCGGAGAATGGAATGAACAAGCGCATCGGCCATTGGCCGATTTCTTCGTTAAGAAAGATAACTCGAACCTTCATGTAGGATACACGCAAGATCAAATGAATCGTTGTCTGTTGAAACAAAACCTTCAACATAACCTTCTCTTGCTGTTTCCTAGAGCGTTTAGAAAGAGCACCGGCGCAATTTTGGACCTTGTGCAATGGATTCTAAATTTCCCCGATATTATTTTGCTCATTTGTACTTCGACGAAGAGTTTAGGCAAGAAGCGCGTCAAGGAACTACGCGAATATTTCACGATCAAAGATTACAGGAACCCGACCGATTTTCAAGCCTATTTTCCTGATTATTGCATTCCTCCAGATAAAGGCAAAAAGTCTGGTGACGTGAGAGAGTTTTTGTGCCCGATGGCACATTTAGGTCTTCCTAACCCAACCGCGTCCTTTACCAGTATGGAGTCGGGTACCGCTGGTGTGAGAGCCGATGTAATTTTATTCGATGATGCTGTAGATGAGTTGAATTATAAGAAATGGGAGATGCGGCAAGCAGTTCGCGAGAAGTTTGATGCTACTTGTGAACTTTTGGTTCGCCCTTTCGGTTTTTGTATTGTCATAGGCACACGTTATACGGACGGTTCAAAAGGCGATACCCCCGATGGTCCGGAACCCGATCTGTACGGAACTATTTTCAAGCGTCAAGAGCGTTCCGATAAAGACGATTGGCGCATTCTTTGTAAAGCAGCCTGGACGCGTCTTGAACACGCTATAGATAAACCAATTCAGGAACTGGAAGAAGCGGATGTTTCTCTCCTTTGGCCAGATCCTCTTAGTCCCGGTTCGTTCGCTGTTTTAAAACAGAAGTGTTCTGATAACGAGATGTGGTTCCGGTGTCAGCAGTTAAATGAGCCGGTGGCGGAAACGGATGATGAAGTTCCGTATATTAATACTTTCACTATTGATAATATTCGAAAGGTTTTATTGCCGCCTTCTTGGATTTCTGAAGTCATCGGGCCTACTTATCTTTTAGGTGATTTAGCTAAAACAGCCAGAGAGACTTCAGATTATTCAGCCCTAGTAACTGTCAGAATCGAAGCGAGAGGCGAGATAGAAGAACCTCTTATTTGGTTCATTGATATGCAAGCAGGCCATTGGACTGAGAAAGAAAAAGCACTTCGAATCGCCCAAACGATGGCGAAATGGCAACCGGAAAAAACTCTCGTAGAAAGACTGGTTGATGATAGTAATCTTTTCCGAGATGAAATTCGTCGCCAAATCGTTATTCATAATTGCGAGTATTTGAACTTTAGTTGGTTTGATACAGATAATACACCCGGTGCAAAAGAAACGCGCATTCGCGGTCTTCAGTTGCTTCATGAGCGCCGTTTGCTTAGATTTATTTCCGGCCCGTGTACGGACCTTATGATTAAACAATTGACTGAGTACATGGGTGATAAAAAGAAACACGTAAAAAGTCCGGGTGGCAGAAAGGACGATCTACCTGATGCCATGTCGTTCATCCGTCTCCTTCCTTTGCCTTTCATTACCGGTTTCCAGAAAGACGAAGAGAAAGAGCAACTGGAACGTCAAGCTACTCGCAATCGGTTACTGGCTCAATACGAATTCATCTACGGTCGTAACGGTGGCCAACCTTTAAGTATGTTACTGAATCCGCCGGAAGATAAAGTACACGATCCTATCCACGACGCACTGGCGCCGTTAAATTATCGTTCCGGGCCTACTGTCGGTTTCGCAAGAAAATCACCTGATGGCAGATAAAGAAAAGAATGTTTTAGTTAGAAAGTTTTCGAATGCCCTGAGTTCGGCTGCCGAAAAAGTTCAAGCATTGTTCATCGAACCCGCTGCGGAAATTGACGCTGCTGGTATTACACAAGATTCTGAGACAGATACTTACCAGTTTCAAGATAGGGCCGCAGTAGCATTAGTTCTGGAAGATATAGAGCGCGACGAAAATTTTGTAAACGTATTGCAGTGGGCGGCCGGCTGGACCTTGGCCGATACTTTGTATCAGTCGCCAACGATGGCTTCAGCGTTTGATGGCGGTAACGTCGCGCAGGCCAACGTTCCAAAATATACGTTATCAAATGTCGTTTCTTCCATAGTTCCTAAGTTAATGGAAGGATTGTTTTATGAAGATCCGCCATTTCTTCTTCGTCCTTTCCCCGGTACCGACCAACAGGTAATCCGAGCCAAGACAGCTTTATTTTCTGAGCAACTCTGGGAAATGAAGTTTAAAGAAGAAACCGAACGTAGTCTTGAGCAAATGTGTCTTCTCGGCACTTGTATTATGAAGTGGGGCTTCTCTTCTTATACCAAGAAAATTAAGAAGTATAAGAGAAAGGCCGCACCGACTACTATCGATGTTCCCGGCGGTAAGCCTAAAGTTGTACATACACCGCTGTCTGATGCTTTCGAGATAGTTTACGACGAGCAAGAATACGCCCGCCCGTGGATTAAGTATTGTGATATCAGAACTGTCTTCGTAGATTCCGGTTGTCGTTACGGCGATATTCGTCGAGCTGGCCATGTTAGTTATCGCGATTATGCGACGTACCAGGATCTGGATCACTATCGTGATTTAGACGGTTACGATATTCCGGATGAATCAACTCTTAAAGCTTTGTTCATGCGAGCCAATGAGTCTACTCCGGGCGCCGACAATATCAGTATGACCATCCCGGAGAATATGCGTGGTTATATTCAGCACGCTGTTCCGCGGAATTATAAGACAACTTCCGATCCTATGAAAGCGCCGATCGAGATGATCGAGCGTTGGGATGCAGAAAGAATCATTGTCATCTTGTCTTGCAACGGTCACAACATTTTGATTCGCAACGAGCCTAATCCGTACGGCAAGATTCCTTTCTTGTCGGCTAACTGGCGCAATATACCAGATTCGTTTTATGGCCAGGGATTAGGTTTACTGGTAGGAAGCGAACAATTGGTAGAGCAAGGCGTAACGAACCTGGCTTTGGATCTATTGGCTTATGGGCTACAGCCTACCGCCGTTCGAAAGAAAGGTTTCAATACGCCGACGCAGAATACGCGTTGGGGATTAGGTCGCATAGTTGATGTTGACGATGATGTAGACAAATCGTTTAAGTTTATGACCATGCCGCCAGTTCCAGGTGAGGCGTGGCAATTTATTCAACAGGCTAAGTCTGATTCTGCTACTACTGCGGGCTCGAATGAACTAGTCGGCCAGGGTTCAACTTTATCCGGTGCTCGTACATCTGGTATGCGTTCCGGAACAGGCGCCGCCGCTGTCGTACAAGCCAATGCATCTCGGCTTGACGGGCCGATGAATCGATTCATAGAACAAATTTTTATCCCTTGGCTATATACCCTCGACGAACTCAACAACGATCTACTTCCTTCTACAGTTCTCCGCCAAGTACTCGGTGAGAAGATGGAAGAAGATTTTGAAGTCGATCATGAACTCTTCCGCAACGCTAAAATTGAATACGAAGTTTTGGCCGGTGCTCACCTCGGTGCGAAGCGGTCGATGGCTCAAGCCATTCCTGAGTACCTACAGTTGATTAATAATCCTACTTATACAGCGAATATAAATGACGCTGGTTATATCTGGGACGGCATAGCTGTCTTGGATGGATTGAATGAGTTGTCCGGTTGGAGATTTGGCAGACCATTTGTTCGTAAAATGACATCGGAAGAGAAGCAGAAACACGATGCTAATACACCGGCAGCTTTGCAGCAACAGCAATTGCAGGCGCAACAGCAAAATCAATTGTTACAATTCCAGCAAGAAGAGAAGTTGGAAGATCAGCGCCAATTAGGAAAAGCGGGAGCCGAGGTATTAAGGCAAACCACTGAACACGCCTTGACCGAACCCGAAACAGAAGGCCTCCCGAGTTCGACTGGATTTGGAGATATTACTGCTTTGTGATATAATTAATTATAATTTGTAGCTACAAGGTAGGGGGTGCCTTAATCACCCCCGACTCTATTAAGGAGAGTAAATGCCGTATAAAACTTTAAAAGCTAGGAAAAAGTATCTTAAGAAAAATAAAAAGCGTTTTAGAGAATATAAAAAACGATACAGTGCGGAACATCGAGAAGAGATTAAAAAGTATAATTTTCAATATAAATCAAAACATAAAGCCGAACTTAAAAAGAAACGTAAAAAGTACGTTTTAAATAATCTAGAGAAGATACGTAAGGCTACAAAAGCATGGCGTTTTAAAAACAAAGAACATCTTAAGAATTACGAACAAGAATACGCTAAGAAAAATCAATCCGCTATTAAAGCGCGTCATCGAATTTACCATAAGAAAAATAAAGCCAAGATCAAAATGTATCCATCCAACTCGCCCGCCAATAGGATGGCTATTCACCGCAAGTTTAAGTACGGACTAAGTCACGATCAGTTTCTAGAAAAACTTAAAATTCAAAAGAAGCGATGTGCTATATGTAAGCGTAAATTTTATACGCAGTGTGGAGCACCGTGTGTTGACCACGATCACGACACGAATAAGGTTCGAGACTTGTTGTGCCAGCACTGTAATAGAGCATTAGGCCTTTTTAAAGAAGAAATAATCTGTTTTGAGAACGCAATCCAATACTTAAAGAAACATAAGGAACAATAGATGAATCCGTTTTTATACGAAGAAATGTCTTTTCAAGACAAAATGTTCTTAGGTGATTTAGTTAAGCATCCAGGGTTCGGCGTTTTTCGTCGGATGATTGATGATGCTTGCAATCAGTTCAATACCCGGTTAATCAGGCTGAATCGAGAAGATCCGAGTTTTAAAGATAAATTAGATGCTTACCAGTTAGAGGCGCATGTAGCCAATGAGATTTGCGCCACACTGATCAAATCAATTGTAATGCATACTAGGGCAGGCGAATTAGAAGAACAGGTTCAAAAAGAACGAGACGGTTTAGTTCCCGAAGAACCGCAGGCTTCTGTAGTCGGTAGTCGGTATGGTTCTATAGTAACAAAATCTCGCAAATAATCCGCATTTCAATAACTAATAAGGAATTCTAATGGCAGACCAACCTGTAGTTGCAGTTCCATCTACACCTACGCCTTTGACTTTCGCAGATATTAAGAAAGCCGATCGCGACCAGATACATGATTTTATGAAGAATCGCCGGCCCGAATTTGAAGAAGCGATCCGAGCAGAGAACGAGAGATTAGCTGGTTTAATCGACGCTGAAAACGAAGCTTATAAAAAAGAACAGGAAGTTAAAGCTGAACACGAAGCTAGACTAGTAGAAGAGGCTAATGAAGCAGCGAAATCTCCTGAACAGAAAGCGGAAGAAGCAGCCGCACTTGCAGCCGTCGAGGCCGAGAGAGTCGTACAAGAAAAAGCAGCCGCCGACGAAGCCGCTCGAATAGAAGCAGAAAAAGTCGCACAGGCCGAAGAGGAACGTAAAGATTTAGAAGAGAAGCAGCGGTTGGCAGAAGAAGCCGCCAAACCAAAGCAAAAGATTGTCCGCGAGTACCAAGTAAAAGACGAGAAGGGCAATCCTATCGGACGGCCTACACATCTCGAAGCCGATACTTGGGAAGAGATGGCGGAGAAGATGGAAGCCGCTCATGCGAACGCCGTAAGATTTGCGGAGCGCATGAAACGTCGGGCAGAGTTGAAGCCAACGTTTAGTCCGCCTGAACCAAAAATTGAAGTACTAGATGAACCAGAAATTTTGGCTATCCAGAAGGATTTGGAGTCAAAAGACGAACTGGTAGTCGCTAAGGCGAAAGCGGCTTTGGAATTAAATGCCGCTCGTCGAGATCGTTTAGAACTTCGTAAACGAGAAGATTTCGTCCGAGGTCAGGCAGTCAGTCTGACTTTTCGCGACCAGCATCCAGAGTTTAATGCCTGTGAAGCAAATTCTAAAGTTCTTAGCCAGTATATTCGAGACAATCAACTCGAGTGGACTTTAGACAATCTTGAAATTGCTTACGCGGCAACGGAATCACAATTGGCGCCGAGAACGGTAGAGATTCCTTCTCGGACTATTGCAGTATCAGAGCCAGTCGCAGTTCCGGTTGTACAAGAGATTAAGCAGGAACCGCCGGTGACTAATACACCGGTGGCTGCACCAGTTGTGGCACAGCCGCCCGCTTCGGCAGCGGCAGTTGCACCAACTCCGGTCGATCCACCAGCGCCAACACCTAATGTCGCGGCGCAGGAACGGAAGACACCGGCCGCGGGTATTGAGCCCGGCACGCTCCACGGAGCGCGACCAACC